AGAGTTTTGATCATTGGAAAGAGGATTAACGTTTTCCTTGGCCACGATACTTCTTTCGTCCATGGGACGGTTTTGAATGTGATCCATTCCCCTGACGAGTCTTTTTTGGCTTGCTAGGAACAAAATTTTGTCCGCTAAGTGATTTAGCCATCAGATCCCATCAGTTGTATTCAGGTTCTGGTACTTAAGAGCAAGCCCAGTAAACAAACCGTGCTGCGGATGGCTGATTTGGTCACGACCATCAAGGAAAAACAACTCCTCAAGCCATAACGTTCGAGCGGTCATTGCCTGCACGTCTTCCGCTCCAGGCTTAGCGGCGATCATCGGGTCGGGGCGTTTCATCGTTCAGCAGACATAGAAAGAAGCGCCCATCCCATAACGAGAAAGACGCCAACAACAACTCCAGTAAGGAAACTCACCAAGGCGTTCCAGTACCAGTGGTAGGAGTGCGCTTCTCAGTCAGCTGTGCATCCAAAGCAGCGTGGATCTCTTCCACCTTTTCCGCACCACCAAGCTTTTGT